AACTTAGTCATATCGAAAAACTCACACACCTCTGGCTCTTCAACCTCTATACTTGAAAGACGGTATCTTTTAAAGATGACATCTATCTCCTTCTTGAGCTCTTCAGAAATCTCGATGTTGTTATAGTTATAACCGAAGGTAATATGAAAGTTACCTTTATTCAAAGACTTATCTTCTAGACCGGTTACACTACTGAGTATTTTTCTTTCTTTTTGAATGTCCCACATTGGAGTAACTTTTAGTCCAAAAGTGCTACCGAGTGTTGTATGACCGTAAAAAGAGTCTATCTTTACCATCTGTTTTCCTTTAATTTCTGGACAAAACTTTGTACCAAAAGTCTTAAACTTATTGACTTTCTTTTTATAATTGGCTATTTCTTCTTCAGTATAGCTAGACTGTATACTTTGGGTGAACATATTAAACACAGTCATATGTAGACTGTCCACTGGTAATATGCTGTATATATGACCTACCTTCTCACGAAGCTCAGTTAACAATTGTTCGAATATATCATAATGTTTCTTAGCTACGTGACTAACTACGGTCATTCCGTGATATTTCGTGTACTCTCCGAACGAATTGATCTTATGACTAAAACGTTTAGTATAGATCGTAACAGTATCAGACTTAGAATGTATGCTCCAGCGTGCTGTATCCATAAGTAACAAAGACTTATAAGATGAATTGTGATATGATTCTAATCTAAGTATTAATGTTTCTTCTAAATTAGACCCATAGCCTAACAAATTGTTTTGAGTATCTACAGCGATTGCTTTTGCCCAGTAAGCGTTATGGATATGAGTACTGATATCAACTAGATCTTGATCGATCGTTATGTCTGAAATCGCTTTAGAATGCTCGTTGTCAAAGGTGTGTACTTTGAACTGAGTGTTTGGAGAAGGGTTATATACCTTTGAAATCTGAGCTGCGACAGATGCTACTACAGCTTCTATATTCTTGTGACAGTAAATAGTAATTTGGCGGAAGCATTTTCCGTTTTGATCTGTAATGGTCTTATAGATCATATCATACAATGTAATTTCATTTCTACAATATAGATCTAGACATAAAGGCTTTAGTGTATTCATAAACTCAGAAGTTGGGTTTATGGCGACTGAAATAAAGTCGTGATAAGGTTTAAAGTTTGCGCCTAAAAGGCAATCGTTAGTATTGATATAAATACCGATGGTAAACGACATATTTATAAATTATTAATAATTTATTGGTGATTTGTTATATGTTTGTAACCGGAAAGTCAATTTTTGTTTCACCCTCTTCTTCGGCCACACTTAGGTTAGAAGGGATTATCATTGGAAACTTTTCCTGTAACTCAATCAATCTCCCTTGAACTCCCTCTATAACAGTATCTATACTACATCTAAACTGAGTATCGTCTTTATACGTTTTCTGCATCGCCTTTAAGCCGTCGACAGCTTTAACAAGGTCTTTGACTATATTAGAACAATAGATTCTATCACTGGTTTTGTCTGAATGAACATATGTAGAAATGATATCAAAGCTGCGGTCGATGGTGCTACTCAAAAAGCTGAAGGTGGTGGTTCTGCTTTCACCCATCACAAGTCGTTTAATGGGTGTCCATAGTGTGTTGCTCTCAATACACAGATTCTTACTATCAATCTTGTCTCCAGCCTGGAATGTACCAACCCACTTCAGATTGGTGATGGTGTCACGGTTTTGCTGGAGCTGCATTTGATAGTTGCGATTGTCTGGTACAAGTAAAGCCTTTAAAACAGCGGATCCGATAGCTGACATAAAGGTGATAAATGTTTCTTACTCTTCTGAATAAGAATTTAAATTACATAAATCTAATAATGATGAACGCAATTACAAAGAAAATCAAGCTGAAGACCGACTTGCGAATGAAGCCGCTTTCCATCAAATATGCTGCTCCTCTATGAACACAGCCTAAAGTCAATAAAATATATAACAATGTCAGTAAACCTGCTTTCTTAAGGAGAGTGAAGTTAGATTGTTTCATTTGTTTGTCGTGTTCTTCGGGATCTACAGCACCACGTTGAAGAGACTGCATTAGACCGTGTAAGTACTCAAGCTGACCTGGTTGAGTAGGCGCTTTGGTCTCGTTGATTTGGAGAGAGTTGATATCATCGCCAAAAGAGTTCATTTTAAGATAGAAACATATAAAAGATTTTACTTTATTTCATACTAATTTAGCTTTAAAAGATACGTATATACACACAAAATGAGTTCACAAGATCAGATCGAGCAAGACGACACTGAGACCTTTTTAATCTCTGTCCTTATTGATGTTCTTAAAAAACAAAAGATCAACGTAGAAGGCATCTTTGCTTTCGACACTCGTACGGTCTTTATTCACTGTGTATTCGTTCAATCCGGGTTAGACCTTCTCTTATACATTCCAAGCAAATACGAAATCAGAACAGAAAAGAACTTAGGTATTCCTATCTTTAATCTTTCCTCTGACGAAAATGATGAAGTCGAAGATAAGCCTCCAGCAGATTCATTATTTATTTCTACAACTAATGTCAACATTGAAAGATTGAAACTCAGTAGACAAAAGGGGTTGAATCGTTTCATTCCAATCTTCTCGAGTAGCAAGTACAAGATCGCATATGTAGATAATTACTTCTTGACTTTTATCAATAGACACAACAGCATTGACGGATTTATGATGTCAAGTCCTTGTGGGTTGAAAGGATATTATCTTACCATCGATCTACAAAACTTCTACATCATCGGTCCAAAGATTGTAGATGATATCAACGTACAATTAGATATGATGAGCAAGGCGGTCTTCAACAAACTTGATTCTGAAATTACAAAGTCAAAAGATCACATCAAGAGAGCCACAGATATGTTAGACAAGATAAACCCCAAGCAAACCTTAGATCAACACAACACAAGAACAAAGAAACTCATTCCTCTCTTAAATGACGGGGCCAAGTCTGAAAAGGCGATAACCTTGATGAGAAGGATCAGAGCGGAAATGTTTAAGAGTATGTTTGAAATCGAGAATATTGCATATGTATTGAGTGAATTACCAGAATAAAAACTATTTTCTAAAACTTCGGTTAAAACTTCTCCATACTTTATTTCCCTCTTTGATACCAGGCGTAGGATGTGCGTGAAATCGACTTCGCTGTTCCATCGTGACTCCGATTTGCCTCATATGTGGAAAAGAAACTTTCTTCTGCCTGTAAAGTTTCTTAAGTCTTGCTACACTTGCTTGAGCATCAGTTTTATTTCTAAAGCGAAGTCCGTGGATTGTTCCGGCAGGATTTTCGTCAACAAATAGATCAGAGTGACGAGAGGGGTCTTCGTTTTTGTGTTTAGCAGGAACGCGAGGATTTTTCCTAGATTTAGATAAGACTAAATAGCGTCGTTTAAAAGTCTGAGTATTTGTAGGCATTCGGTCTTTAAGTCTAAGAGTATAAATAGTGAAAAAAATAAATTAAATCGATATGAAGAGTAAATATGAGTATCTTCCAACGTCAGAAGGCTTTATATCCCAACTTCCGCGACAACACTATAGTAGATCGTCTGCCCAATCCTCAAGAACAGCAAAAGCCAGTGAGAGAACATTTCCACCAGCAAATCTCCCCTTCTCAATTTCCCAAGAGAGGAGAGAAGAGTAAGATGGTCGTCTATGGGTTGTTGGCAGTGTTGGTCGTAATATTGATTTATTACTTGTTCTTTGCAAGAGGGTCAAGATATAAGTGGAGTGAAGACGGTTTGCCGTTGTCAACAAGCAAGTATAGGTACTTTTGAACAAATAAGAAAAATAAGGTTAAAAGTCCTAATCATTAATCAAAGATTAATGAAATCAAATAAAGCAGATTCGAAAAAAGAAGATGAATTTGCTAAACAAACCAACGATATCGTGCACACTCATCTGCTCATTCAGAAATACTATAAGGAAGAAATTAGCCGGTTACCTTTATACCAAGAACAATTGTTTAACAAAATCATTGAATTCTTCTCCTTCGACCCTCCTTATGGTGCGAAAGAAATACTCCAGACGAGTATAATCAGTATCTGTAATAAGCACAAAAAACAATATAATCTATCAAAACACGTAAAAGTAAACCTCCGTAGTTACAAGACAATCTACTCAGAAATAATTGAACTGGATCAGAGATGCGAGTTACTCTTGTCACAACAAGGACTTTACAACAGCATAGCAGACCCAATCATCGAACGATATAAAATGGCGATATTGACACCGACAAAGTCAAACTTTATTTCTAATCGCTCTCAGTGCAACGACACAGTAGAACAACGCGAAATAGAAGACATCATTGCTGACTATAGACAGATTCTAGATAATTGTTTTGATCAAGAATTCATTAACAAAGTATTTCCTCTCAACGTCAGAGGAACAACCATCGATACTATGTTTATCAAAGATGAAGAAATCGATACAAGTTGTAACAACAATGATGACGAGTCTTGCTTAAGTAACATCAAGACAATGATCTACGATGACTTGAGTCGTATCAATTTTGCTCAGAAGTATAAGTATGACAAGAAACTTCATTTCAAAGACATCATCCTCCAATATCAAGGTCTCCAGACAAAAAACATCCCTCAAAAAGTATACGACGATATAGACGATATGATCAAAAAACACAATCTAGTAAAAGAAAACATCACCAAAGAACACCTTCGCGGATTTCTGATCGAATGTGGACATAACAAGTATTACGAAGATCTACACCTCATCTATCACAAAATCACAGCCAAACCTCTCCCCAACATCCAAAAATATGAAAAGAAACTATATGAAGACTTTGATCTACTTGTCGACACCTTTCTCAAGTTAGATAATCTAAATAAAAACAATCGTAAGAACTTCCTTAGCGGACATTACGTTTTAAAACAACTCTTAAAACGTCATAACTATCAAGTCCCTGAAGGAGATCTCAACACGCTCAAGACATTGAGCAGAACGAGAGAACACGATGAAATCTACCAGAGATGCTGCGATATATTGAGTTGGAGCTTTAGTCCAATGTGTTAAACTGTTTTGACATTGTCAAAACAAACTTAATTCTTCTTATTGATGATAAAGACATCTTTGTCAGAGATATCTTCGACAATGGGATGGCCTAAAATAGGCGAAATCATACTTTGAAGAAAGCTATTCGCAAACGGGTCATTCAAGTCTTCTACAATTCTTTGAAGAATGTTAACAAACTTTGGGTCGGATGAACACTCACCGGCAGTAGTAGAAGAAGATATGGTGTCTATTATCTGACTCTTAAGTTGGATCTTCTTGCTGATCTTCTCTAGCTCTTTAAAATCTTTAGTCTTTTTAAAGGTCTTCAACTCTTCTTGTGTTCCCTTGATTACGACCTTATACTCGGTTGTGTCGGATTCGCTCTTGTTGTTGAGTTTGTCCTTCACCTTTTCTATATCATCTAAAGACGCGTAAAGGATCTTTTTCTTCTTGATTTGGAGGTATATGTCGTCTATTACAACTTGATCCTCGAGTGTGACAAGACAGAGGCATTTGTCTTCACTTTCTCCAAATGCGTGTTGCATACTGCTTCCTGTGTAGTAGAGGTTTGGCTTTACACGTTGTTTGTCGTGCATATGCCCAGATATAAGCATAGGATACTCGTCTTTCCATTCTTCTACGTTCTCAACAAAGATAGCTCCCATCTTCGCTCCATTAAGAGATTGATGTACAAAGACGCAAGACGTGTCTGTCCAAGTATCACGCCCAATCGTGTCAAGAGCCTCGACGAGTTTTCCGTCGGGAACATAGGGGCATAATACAATTTGTTTATTGTTTTGAGAGTAATGAAATGGTTTATCAATGATATGAAGATTAGGCCATTTCTTTAAGATATTCATCCAATGATTATCTGTTAAGAAGATTGTATTGCTTGTAGCATCGTGATTGCCTACGAGACAAAACGTGGTTTTGTATGAAGTGAGCATCTCGAAGAAGTTAAAGGCAATATTGAGTGCAAAGGTATGTAACTTTTCGTGATAGTGAAGAATATCACCTAGTACAATGATAATATCGAATGTATTGAGGTTGTCTTTGATCCATTTTTCCAGTTCTCGGAGGAATGTGGTAGATTCGTCAATATTGTCTACCCGGAAGTGAGGATCGCCGATGGCAAGAATGGTCAGAGACATTTCAATAGAAGTTATTACTAAAATAAAGTAATAAATTAAGTCACTTTAGTGAGATTTAATTTGTGACAAAAGACGATCCGCATCCTCTTGAGGGAGAAGGTTGCCATCGCCAAACTTTTCTTTTCTATTCATAAACTGCTGGTAAATATAGAATAATTGCTTAGGAGTTTGCCCATTAACAATGTTTTCTACATCTGTATAGGTTATTGGTTGTTTATGGGTTAAGTACGACTTATGAATCTCTTTTATGATGTAGAATTGTTCAGGTGGGAGGATTGCTGCGCGCTTTCTTACGTAGCGATTAACATACTTTTTGAGTATGTTGTTTGTGATGTCAGCTAAGACATTTTCACACTCGTCAAACAACTCTTTGTGTTCATTATAAAGAGAAATATAATCATTAACTTCTTCTTTACCTCTCAATTCAATATAACGTTTTATAAAATTTGGATTATTTCCTCTAAGCTTACTGAGTCTCCAGTATTCAGAGTTGACCACTTTGAGTGCTTCTATATCCATATTAGCGTCCCCAGATGCAATAATAACTACTCCTTGTCTATCATAAGGGTTGACAGAGTTAACATACTCTATGATATTGTTAAAACTATCTTCTACATTATCAGTGATCTCGACAGGTGCAACTTCTGTTTTAGGAAGACCTGTTTCGTTGTCTTCGAAACTGAAGACAAAATTGTTTAATTTATCAAATACACCAATTGAATAGAGTGCAATTGACTCTTGGGTGTCACAGACGACACGATTATGTTTTCCATTTCTTAAGAGAAAAACATAGATCAGATTCTTGTTTAACTTACTTGTAAAATCATCAAAAGGGTTCTCTGAAGAACCAAACTTTAATACGAGGCCTTGAATAAAGAACTCACCATATGAAGTCTCGCTCCCCCAACGACTCGTGAACGCCTCGATTCTTCTGTGGGTAGACAATCTCCATTTGTTATAACCCTCTCTGTTGTCATACCAGAGACGAAGAAGAGAACCTTCATAACTGTCAAATACCTTTGGACCTTTGGCAAGCAATGGATACAGTATCTCTTTAAGATTTTCATCATTAGAATTAAACTCAGGGGTATAAGCAAAGGAACGACACAAAATAGATGTACCGTCTGCGATTATGCCTCTGAACTTCATCGAGTTATTATCAATAAAAGAATAATCTTCTTTATAGTGATGACATTGAAGACCATCCATCTCATCAGAGATAAATACTTTTTCAGTATTATAAGGTAACGCTTGTTCAGACATAATGAATGTTATATACCGATCAAATTTGTTTAAGTAACAAATAATTTAGTTTTATATCGTAAACGGATATATGTTCTCTCGTTTCTTTATCTTTCTTATAGCCCTCATTCTTCTTATACTTCTCTTTCTTGGGCTTAGCCCAAGTAATACACGTACTTCAAAGTACGTTGACACATCGATTATTCATCCTGCATCGTTGTAGATCTACTTCTTCTTTAGTCATTGCCTCTTCTTGGACAGGGTCTAAGACCCATCCAGCTCCAGAAGGGCTTATACAATAATATAAGCCGTCATTAGTGTTTAACTTTCGTGTATTACTTAGGCAAGGCCCGACGAGCCTAAGAAAGTTTTCACGGCTTATAACAAATAAGACGACGAACAGAACAAGACCTATAAGAAGTGCTTTCATTTATATTATAACAACATTACAAACTTTTGTAATGTTTTTTGTGTTTATTGTTTATTATACAGGGATATTTGACTCATAAGTCGTTATACTTTTTATACAATTAGATTAGCGGTCTATATAAACGAAGAAATTAAAATACATTTACTTTGAGCTGGTTTTCTTCTTAACGACTCCTCTCTTAGGTTCAGGCTTGACCTCAACCTTAGGAGGTTGATCGTCTTCCTCATCGTCTTCCTTATCACTGAATGTAATTTTAGGAGTGAATAAAGGAGTGTTGTTATAAGAATGCTTAGGAGCATCCTCATCGTCAGACTGAGACTTTCCTTCATCCTCTTCATTAATAGAAATCTTAGTGTTGGTAGATGAAGCACTAATTTTCTTACCACCAGGGCGAAGGAAACGTTTTTTACCAGAACTCTCTAAAAGCTTAAGGTCACACTCTTCGAGATAACAACGGAGGGTAATCATATTACCCACGAATATACTGTCGAAACGGACTAAACAGGTTGCAAAGCAACGCTGGCTAATGTAGTCGTGCCAGTCCGCTTCAAGCGCATCGCCATTTTCGTCGACCTCATCTTCCACGGTGAAGTAGGTACGAACGATTCCAGAACCATCTTTGTCTTTACCGGTCAAAAACTTGAGGTTCATTAGAGGGGCGACGTCGCTCATTCGGTTGCCATCCTCGTCTTCTTTATACTTGATTGGACACAAGAACTTAAAGTCACTGTCATTAACTCCAGTAAGCTTATTCTTCTTGAGATCCTTCTTGTTTTCAACTATAAATTGCTTGATCTTGTCACAGATGTCATTGATCACAGTGATAGTTCTCTCTTGTCTTTCGGAAGGAGATCCATCATACATCTTGAGACCGAGACTCTCTCCATATTTGGTAGAAATACCAAGAGATGGACAACGATCAAACTTGAAGAGAAGACGACCTTTAGTACCATTAGAGTTACGGTTACGAATCTTGATGTTGAAAGCTTTCAAGGTTGGGTCGTTAGGGAGCTTTTGCTCACTTACATCTTCAAGAATAAGTTGGGAGGCATCCCAGGTAAGAGGGTCAGATAATTCGTCAATTAATTTTTCTTTGTTAGCAGTTTTAGACATTTCAGTAGACAGGTAGTAGACAAGTAGTAGCTGGACTATATGCTTAATAATGGCAAATTAATCCTTAAAATCAGTTTATAAATATTTTTTTTCGATTTTATAAAGCATATATAATATGATTAGTCTTGAAGCTCAATTGTACATTTTCTACGGGATTATCATCATTCTCATCGTAATCATTTTCATCTGGAGCTATCAACGTAGCAAACAGCTTGAGAAGGAACGGTTAGAAGGCTTTGAACCGTCAACCATCAAGGCAGGCGACTACCACCTCACGAATCTCAACAACCAGCCTCTCGACCCCTATGCTTTTAATGTAATGATTGTAGACACTCTTAGACTCACTGATAGTTGCCAACTCAAGAATCCTGTTGATAAGTGGTACATTTCAGTCGTTGCAGACGGTCCTAAGTCTAGCGAGATCGCCCTTATCAAACCAGATATGAGCGAATCTCTAGCAGTGAACATTAATAATATTCTTAGAACTGAAAAAGTAGAAGACGGAGAACTTGGGTCTCGTAGCGTTTGGATCATCTCTAGAGTGGGAAGAGGTTGGAGTTTGATACATAAGAAAACAGGATTATACCTCACTTGGAACAACTGTACTGTAGGACTTAAGAGTCAGCCGGATGCAACGTGTGTCTTCAAGTTGACAAAATATAAGAATGATTTAAATTGAGAGTTTTCTTTACACTTGTAAAGAACTGTACGTCTATTTATAGTTACATTTGCAACGTTTTGAATTTTCTTGGATTTGGATACTTTAGCTCTTCTAACTTTTTAATTTGAATCTGTTCAAAACGTCCGCGATAGAGTTTATTTTCGAGTACCGATTCGATTTCATCTTTTTGTTCTTTAGAGAGTTCAAATGGACCCTGGAAGTGTTTCTTATGTTTTATGTCAAACGTTTCATCTATTTGACAGGAGACCCAGAAATAAGAGTTGAAAACATCTTGGAGTATTAGTTCTGTTTCATATAGAATGTCTCTCAATTGTTTATACGCTTCGCAAAACAGATAGTCATCAAAAGGATTTGACACTGTCGAATGAAGCTCTTCTATGTAAAACTTTAATGAAGAATTTAAGTCGTTTAGAGCGGCTGTTTTGATTACCTCTAAGGCTTTTTCTTGAGTAGAGCAAATGCATAATAGGTCATAAATATCACCTCCATTGAGAAGTTTAAATACAGAAAAGACTTGCATTTAAGAATATGTCTCTTTTTTTTAAATCTTTAAAGTATCTTCATCTGCTATTAGACTTGAGATAAGAATGGTGCTGATTATGATGTCGAAGTTGAATAAAATTATTTTATATTCAGAAATATAAAATGCTCAGTAGAAAGCCTATTTGTATCACAGCCTATATCATTGTTGCACTCTGTGCTTTAATGTGCAGTCTCCAATTCTTCAGCGAACCAGGTCACAGAATGTGGATTCACCTCGGTGTAAAGAACCCAATGGGTGTCACACTCATTAACACTGTCTTACTCCTTGCTGCCATTACTACTCTTGTTTGCTCTGCTCAATGGTTAAGTAAAAAGGATTAAACATTAGTTCTTTACAACAAATTGTAAAGATGAAAGAAAAGCACATCCAAGCCTTTATGAAAACCGCGAAAAACTTCGCCGACTGCTCCACTGCCAATCGTCTCCACGTTGGTTGCATCGCTGTGAAGAACGATCGTGTTATCTCTATCGGGTACAACGGCACTCCAAACGGATGGTCGAACGTTTGTGAAGATGAGAATGGCAACACAATTCCTGAAGTCCTCCACGCAGAGACCAATATGCTTATGAAACTCGCTCGTTCTGAAGGTGGTGCGGAAGGAGCTAGTGTGTTTGTGACTCATTCACCTTGCTTAGAGTGTGCAAAACTCATTTACCAAGCTGGCGTTATTTCTGTCTACTATGAAACAGAATATAGAAGTAGAGCAGGAATCGACTTTCTAATCAAAGTCGGAGTAAAGGTCGAGAAGGTGAGTGATTGAGATCATTTTCTTTTTATTCCTATATTCTAAAGATGAGAAAACTAAGTAACAATTGCTCTCACCCTCGTGGCTTTAGTATGATCTCTCACTGCAAAGCCATCGGCAAAATCCCTCGTTCAGGAAAGAAAAACAAAGGTCAATACATCATTAGCCAAAAGTATAAAAGAAAGAATAGATCAAGGAGTAGAAGTCGTTCTCGAAAGTAGAATAAATTGATTAATTCGAGTTAAGTAATTGCTACATATAACTAAACAAGTATGAATAAAGTTAACCCAATTGTGATATCTATCGAGGGCAATATTGGCGGAGGAAAGTCCACAATGCTAGAGCATATAAAGAAGCTTTTCCCAGAGTATCATATCATAGACGAGCCTGTAGACAGCTGGCTTGGG